CAACTTTGTTACCCATAAATATGGCCATATTTTTCCTCTCGTTACTAACCTATCAACTCTACTGAATATTGATAACTTAGGTAGTCAATATTAGCGGATGTAATTGTTCCAGGGCTTGCAGACACAACCCTGAGCGTTTGTACAGCACCACCTAAAGTTTTATCAACTTCAACGGCGGCTTTAATTGAAGTTGAACCGGATGAAGCGAGTAGCCCATCCAATCTTTCTTGCCCATTTCTTTCACTCATTCTGCCAACCACAACAATGATCTGACATGATGCAGAATCAAATCCTCGGTTTAAAGTGTAATCGTAATTCATGTTTAATTGGCCTACTATTGCAAAAGCGTTATTAGTTGGAATATTTGTAGAATCAGGCACATAATCAAAAACACGCAAACCGGTAATTGTTTGCAATGCCGTTTTTAAATTATCTCTAACAGTGCTTGGGGTCATGCAATGACTTCTTTTTTGTATGCCCTGATCATTGCAGTAACATCTCTACCAATAGGCGACATTCTGACAACACCCAAATCACCTAACCCTAATATGCCACCGGGGGCATCTTTACGCTTGTATAAATCGGCTGAAAGAATTAAACAGGCCATATTTACATCATCCGGCACTGACGGCCAACCCCATCTTGCCGTGACTTGTACGCCTGGCCGTAAGCCATTTTGTGTTAGCCCTGGAAATATTGGCCAGGTTTCAGTATTAGACACCATAGTCAATTGTGTAAAAGGCCGGCCTAAAGATGATGCGGTTAATGGGTCTAAAATATAATCTTGATTTAATGTTAAAGTTTTTGTGTAAGTGCCGTTGCCGTTCTCATCTAAAGCGACAACTAAATTTGATGTTGTACCAATATCATCTACATAAACAAAAATATCTGAATAGGCGCGATACAGCCGTGCAGATGCGGTAGTGTCCAAATAAAATCTTCTGTTAGCAATACGATCAATTGACCTAGATGCTGATTCAATTAAATCTTCTAATAGGTCATTGTCAGTATTGTCTGATATAGACATGTAATTTTTAATCTGCGTTAATGTTGCATAACCATTTACTATAGCCATGATCGGTATCCAAATCCTGTAGCGTCTTGGGACATTAGACATTCTCCATTCTTAAAATACCGATCATAGTTAGAATCCAGGCCACTGGAAGGGTAGCGGCCTGGAAACTTATTTTACTTAAAACGAAGGGGCAGCCAAGCCAGTTCCGTTTATTTGTGCAATTGCGCCTGGGTATCTCAAACTTGTGAAGGCTGACATTCCAAACATAACAATGTTGATTGCAACCTTGCCATTTGGCTCTTCAAACTTAACATAAGTAGGTGAACCGGCTTCTTCCCAAAGATGACACTCATTAAGATCAACCACAAAGATTGTATCTTGATTTGTGCTTGTACCAATATTTGTTGCGATGTTCGCATCAGTGATAATTGGTAATCCAAGGATTGAATAACCGCTATTGCCGTATTGTGGTGTTCCATTGCCTGTTCCAATTGCGTTCATTGGATTGTAAGCATTTGGCACTACAAGTGGGCGATTTGAACCATCTACTCCAGCCAATAGGAAACCTAAGCGGCGTGGGTGCATGATGATCGCATTTGGATTAGCATAAATTGTTGATTGAATTTGCTGGATGCTATCGGCAATCTTAGGATACAAGCCCGCCACAGTTCCTGTGGTTGCTGTGTAAGTAACCAAGATTCCTGTTGTCATGCTCTTTAGACCTAATGGTTGCCCATTTGATCCTGATCCATTTAGAAGCGCATCATCAAGTTTTGTGTGATAAGCGCGTAGCAAGTCTGCTAATACAATGTTTTCAATGTTGTATCCGCGTAGTAATGCTTGCTTTGAAATGCTGTTTTGTCCAGCAATTGTGTTCACATTTACTGTGAGTGTTGTGTCATCAGGATCAGTGCTTACTGCGGCAGTGTTTTCTGATGTTTGATAAGCCACATTTGTGCCAGTTGTAATACGGCTAATGACCGCAGACATACCCTGTGAAGGTAGTGGATGCTTGCGTGCGGCATCTGCAAATGGTCGTCCCGCCCGTGCTAACGGGGCGTAAAGATCAACTAAATATTGCGGAACGACAAGGCCTGCAAAGTTACCTGAATCAGATGCACGCTTTTCAACAGCCATTTCTTTTTGGTGGCGTTGAATACGCTCTGATGCTTCATAGTCATTTGCAAATTGTGCTTTTAGTGCATCACCTAAGAATTTATCTGCGGTGCGCTCTGAGTAAGTTAGTTCTTCGCGTGTAACAGTAAAGCCACCTGCGCGTACTTCCTTTTTTGGCTCAACATTCGCATCAACCTTAGCGGCCAAATCTGCGGCCTTTTGGTTGCGAATTTCAATATCTGACATCTGCTCAATTCTTTCATCCAACTTTTTGATCTCCAAGTTAAGGGCTTCAACATTAGCCAACTCAACTTCTGATAGATCGCGTGCTTCTTCTGCGGCACGATCCAAAGTTGCCTGAATTAGAGATGTCTTTGTTTCGCGCTTCTCTCTTAGAGAAGTAAGAAATGTATTTGACATAGTTCTCCTATTAGTAGTTTTTGTAGTGAGAAGGTGTAACGCGCCGGTAATCGGGGTTAGGTGTTCTACGACTTGTGATTATTATATCTCTTTTTTTAATTTTTGTAATATGAACTTGGCTGTGTTGTATCTTGGTTTATCTTCATCTTTATCATAATTTCTTTGTTGTTCTGCCCACCTGTTGCAGTAATAATCGGCCTGCACATTATCATCCCATAGATCACAATATCCTGCTTTGTAAAAATAACAATTAGCACAATTGCGACCTTCAGGCACATCATTACTAGATGCTGGTCTGTAATTATCAGGCAATTCCCTAGTGCCATACTCTGCAATGTTCATGGCAGTTAATTGATCATCTGCCTGAGCCTGGGTTTTATGGCAACCCATAACTTCATTGTTATCGGTCTTTACAACCGCATAACCTTCACAATCCGGGTGATTATTTACTACGCTGTATGGCATCTAATATTTTCCTTGCCTCATCTAGTCTAGGTGTTATTTGTGGTTGCCCCTCACGCATACCGGTGACACTTGCCAATTCACCATAAGCACCAAAGGTTACAAGTGACACTTCTGCCAAATGTGCTTTTAATCTTTCCATTACGCCATCTGTTCTTTTGCGGTTTTTAATTGGCATAAACCCAACTGATAATTGATCTAATGCACCATCTTTAACTAATTCTAAGGCTTCATCACCTTCACGCGTTTTTGAAATTTTAAACTCAGCGTATAGCCCTTCATCTGTTTCCCTAAGTAATGTGGCACGGCCTAAAACATTGTTTTCCCCATGACCCCTAAGCAATTTGACGCGATGAGGTGCTTTGATAACTTCAGCAAACACACCTTTTCTAAATACCTCAATCATTGTGCTTGTAATGCGCTGTTCTTTGTTGTAAGGCACGGCAATACCAAAAATGGTACGGCCATCACTATTAGCACGCAATTCTAAATTTACTGAGTAACTTCTGTTTTCCATTTTTTCATCAGACATAGTTAGCATCCTCTACTGTATCTACCGCATCACTTTGTAATGATTCATCAATACCTTCTTCTTCATCCCCTTCTTCATAATCCATAGGATCAAGGTTTTCATAACTTCTAACTTCATCAACACTTAAAAAGCCATTAGATAATGCAGTTGCATAAGCGTTATATCTGCTAGCAGTGTCAGTTTTTAATAATGAATCATATTTAAATGCGGCTGTTTGACCCCGAACAAGTAAATCAGAAAATGCCGCTTCTATTCTTTCGGCAATTGGCTGGATTGACCATTTGATCAATTGTAAATTTTCTTCTACTACATTTGAGTAAGTACGGCTTGAATTTGGTGATCCTAAGAAATAAGGCGGTAGCCCTAAAATGTTTGCCGCCTCTGTAAGCCCGGCTGTTTGTGCTTCTACTAATTGTGATTCAGCCGCGTTTGAACTTAACACCTCAAAATCTGTTGATGCGTTCATAACTACCGGCGATCTATTGCGGGATGAGTACATTGCCATCCAAGCGGTTTTTAAAGCATCCGCTTCTTCTTGCGTTAAGTCAGGGTTAGCCGATTTGATAACAGCCGTTGGATTTACACCGCCATCAAAATATCTTGAAGCATACTCGTTAATTGCAATTTCTTTACCTAATGCTTGTTTTGCAACTGCCAATATACCTTTACCAACTAAATCACCTGGCATTGTAAAATTTTTAATGTGCATGATTTCTGATTGATCGTAACTACGCTCATCAATCTTGTAAATGATTCTGCCGTTATCTCTACTGACTTGCACCCGATCAGGTGAAACGGGGTAGATGCTCTCAGGCAATCCATTAACACCCGCTTCACCCAATACCGCAACATAATTACCATGAATAATTAAAGCGGCTGCCATTGCACTAATTGTTTCCATTCGGGTTTCATTTGGCACTGGCCGTAATAAAATTTGTGGTGTAGGTAATACTTCCCTTTTGTTGCGATAGGCACAAAGCGGTAGCGCACCAATGGCATCACTAATTAAAGTTATGCCACGATAAATAGCAGGAATACCTAAAGCGGTATTTTGATCTACATACGCACCTGCCCAATTACCTTCAAAGAATCGGCCAACCCTTCCTAAAGAATCTATATACCCTGAAGATGTATAAACCATAGAAGGTTGTATTTGTCTTTTAAGTAATCGGCCTAGCATTATTTACCTCTGTTTTCCAAAGCAATACCAAATAAAACTAAAAATGCACCCAGTAATATTACCGCTATTAAAGGGTTAATTGTTGCGACACTAGCAACAATCAAAAAAGAACCTATTACTTGTATAACTGATGGTAAATATTTCATTAGTAGATTTTACTCCTTGCCACCGGCATATCTTCTATTTTTGTCACCACACCATAGCGTGCCAGTGTAACCGCTACAAGTGGTGTGATGTTTGTTGTACTTTGGCGATTCCATGCCCAAGAATCCCCTAATGGCCGTTTGGTTGAACCCATAATGGCTGTTTTCAAATTAGGGTCATCTAGGTGACATATAGTTTTGGCTTGAACCGCATCATAAAATGAACCACATGCTCTAGCGTAATCACGCAAGTGAATAGACATAACGCCTATGTTCTGTTTTTCCAGTTCTGTAATAAGTGATGCCGCCGGTGATCCCGTATCAATTACTACCTTTGTGTTGTATTTTTTACATAACTCAATCAAGCGCGGTAATACCCATGATGTGCCTTCTTTACATTCAATTAACTCAACCGGCGTAAAATCTTTCACTAAACCGGATGCGCCAATGGAAGCCCTATCGCGCTCACGGGATATATCTACACCAAATACAATTTGATTGCCCACTGCAATATCTGTTCTTGCCAATGAATCCCACAACTCCGTATTTATGACCTGTACTGCATTTCTTGATGGCCAAACATTTAAC